CCCCTCTAGGCACAGCGACAAAATACCGCACCAGAGGAGAGCGTTATTTAACTTTCTCTACAGCTCAAAATTTTAAGATAAATTTAGGGTGTAGGTTGAGGGTTATTCTACGATGCCATCTAACCCACCATTTGACAGTGTAGATTTATATGTGTGTGTTATTTTTGATACATTACCCAATGAAACACTTCCCTCGTTATAAATACAGTTGTATAATGTTCCAGTTGTATCGATACCAAAACTAAACTTAGCGCCACGGGAAAGTGAAGCTGCATTTCTTGCGGTGATTTTACAACCGCCATGCAATTCTACACTTGAGTTTCCTACAGCACGTATCCACCCATTTCCTGACTGTCCGCCGCTCATGTTAGCGGTACATCCCGCAAAGTCTACATTACTTGCGTCAATCGTAATTTGATAATCACCAGTAAAATTAAACACACAGTTGTTAAATTGAACGTTTGCACAATTTTCTACGGTTAATTTTCCATTAAATGTCACATTTGAGATTTTTAAGAAATGTGCCCTATTTTTAATGTGCAGTTCTTGTGGATATACCCCACTATCTGTGGTTCTGGATGAAATGTGCACAGGCTGAAATGAGGAGGCATAACTGATAGCAAACTGCATCCATCTAAACGGCGACTCACTTGTCCCCCTGCCCCAGTTGGTATTACTAGAACTTACTCTAAGCCTTTGCTCACCTAATATCCCGTTAAATTCTAATTCTGTACTTTTATCTGCCAAACCGCTGTCATATGGGTTTATTTCCCATATCGACCAGGAGTTATAGTCGGTAAAACCACTGTTGTTTCCATATTCAAGCAAATGTATTTTGTCGCCCATAACATTAAGACCCTCGTACTCTTTTGCCTCATATGTTGGGTTAACTAGATATTGATACAACAATCCACCTGATATTTTATCTACCCTTATAGCATTACGTACAAAATCATAGTCACTAGACGTGTTGTCGCTCCATAATGTGAATATATTACCTTTAAAATATGCTAAACCGTTAAGACCGCCCAATTTTCTCGCTTGGATTACAGGTCTTGAAATAGAAACAGAATATACAGAAGTAAAGGAAACATCTAAACCGCTACCAGAACATTGGCAAACATGAATTTTATTATCTTCTGTTTGTACGATAATATGTGGAGAATTACCAATTTTATTAGCAATGTTTATTTGTGATGCCACCCCATTTACAGGCACTGTATTATTGATGCCTGTTGAAGCGTCATACATAATTAAATTGTTTGAATTTATAGGACATATCATATACACGTGTTTTTTACCGTTTGCGGTTAAAGCTGGCATATAGGTTAATGAGTTACCATGCCCCCACGCCTTTTCTTCAGTATTTGCAAGCGATAATAAATTGGTGTACCTGTTAAGAACTGTTTTTTTCGTACTAGCGTTTCTGTTGACTGCAAGCACATTTGCTGTATAATCGTCACCGTCATCAAGATAACACCAACCCTGAAAACTATTCCCGTCGCTGGGTTTTTCAGTTTGTTTCAATAATTTAAAACTTGGGTAAAACGTTGGCATTTCTTTTGTATATATAATTTTGCTGTCTGGGTTTTCATCAATCGTCTGTCCATCACATATCACTTTGCTACTGCATATAAATAGCTTGTTTAGTAAATAACCGCCTTTAGGTATATAAACGTAATCATACTTGTCAATAATACTAGCTATTTTATCAAAAGCAGATTGTGAAGAACTACCAGCGGTTGGGTCTGCACCTCCGTCCGTGACAACATTCCACACTCTGGCACTTGCCTTATTTGGCAAGTCGCCATTTACAATGTTAGTTATTTTAGTTCTTGCGGTATTGTCTTTAATTGAGTACGTACCGCTTTGGACTTCTAGGTTAGCAACTTCTGCCATTTATTACACCCCTTTCTTTCCGAACACAAATGATAACGTTTCGGTATCTGCGTGGTAAATAGCGTTGATTGTAAGTTCGCCATTTTCCAGAAACTGATTTAATATTTCTTGCGCATATTGTTTTAACTTGGCCTGCAACCATGCATCCAATTCATTTAGCCATTCAATTATCTGGTTATTGTTATTAACCAGCTCGTTGACTTTGTGCTGTATTTTGAGCAATTTTAAGTAGCTGTCCAAATCCTCATCAAAGTATAACGGAAGAATAAAAGTACAATAGAAGTGCGTATAGCCCAGTGGTTGTGGTATTTGCGCCATATTATCACCCTTTCCTTAATAAATCAACATAAATAGTTCCCTAAGTTCATTAAATACCATTTCATCCACATTTCTTAAGGATTCGTAGTATTCCATTAACAACGCCTGTTGTGAACGAGTTGAGAAACCTGTGTTGTCATGTTCATACGTTTCTTTGTTATTGCTTGTCGCATTAGCCGTTTGGCTAGCGTTCTGCGTGGAATTTGCTGTACCCTCGTTTTGGGTCGAATTAGTAGCATAGTCACCGCCATGTAATGTGGTTTGTGGTAAGTCCGAATAAACTTGGCTATTGTTACTAGTATCCTTTTGTGTTACGTTTCCGTTCGTACTTGAATCGCTAGTTAGGTTGTTGTTACGCGTATATGTTTCATGCATTTGCGTGTCAATCAGTGGGTCATACTTTATTGCCACGGCTTCGTACATCTTATTGTACACAGGCATGATAAGATTAAGCTTCTCTCTTAGCATAAATTTCCAACGCCCTATGGAAGTTATGTTAATCTCGTGAAAGTAGAAGTGCCTTATTAGCTTGTCCTCAAATGTCGAGCGATATGATTCATCGTAAATTGGGAAATCGAAATTGAATATCTTTGGCAATGCAATAGCAATCTTCTGGTCAGTTGTAATATCCGGGGTTTCCTGTGAATAACTTTCTACAATCCAGCGTACACTAATCGTGTATTGGTCCCTATCATCATATATCATATTCTAGCTCACTTTCTACGTACCCATCAATCTCCTGTCCGTCAAGCTCTTGAGAAGCTTGAGGATTAAAAGCGCGGTTAATTAGCGTGTCCATATTACTACGGAAGATTACATCTATATTTTGACCAAACATTCTATTTATTTCCTTACAAGCTTGTTTTCTGATTGAAAGACCGCTGTTTCGATACATCTCGATAGCGCCGCCAGAGCCATTGACTTCGCTTTCTGTTCTACGCTCACGTTTATCCGTGTTGGAGTTTTCGATGCCAAGTGCTGTCATTGCGTCATTCCATAAAGCTTGATACATGAACCATAGCTTATCAGCTACGTATGGTGCATCCGTTTTGATTGCTTGGAATGCATCCTTAAAATCTATTCCTGCCGACTTGTCGGTCAATATAACTGGCACGTTCCCATCGTATTGCGAATAAGCTTCATTCACACTTTGTAAATTGGCAATCGTTGTAGACATTGCAATCGGTGTTTTCTGGGCGTTTATGTTTACATCTATAGCGCGTAGTATGTTAGTCAACCGTCTTGCGTATAAGTCTATCGTCATAATTGTTGGCTTACGCAAATAGTTGTTGAAGATAAAGACACTGTCTATATCGGTTCTAACATCGAAATAATCTGAGGTGACAGAGTATGGGTATCGGCGTGTTGGGGTACGATAGATATCCAGCTCTCCGTCAAACATACAAGGCAGAGTAATATCCCCCAGCACTTCATCGTGAAAGTACAGGATGTAACCTTTGTACATTAGAGTTAGTTCCAAGAATCTTTCGTCAATCGTATCTGGCAGGTTCAGCCATTCATAGCAGTTCATGCAGAGCATGGAAAGTCTTCCAAATATATCCGCGTAAGTTGCATCGTTATTGAGCATCGCTTTTATTTTTCTTCTTTTACTGGACATTATTTATTGCTCCTTCCATAATCTCCCACAAAGTCACCGTGCCAGAATGTAATTCCGTTGTTTAATGTGGACTTGATTTTTACTATATCGTCAAATGGCACGCTACCTACCACTACTGCCCCTTGGGTTTTCACAAAATTCCAGCTTGGTCTTCCTGTTATATTTGGAACCTTATTGTCATTTATCGGGTACCCATATTTACTCCAGAAATCATCTATGCGTTTAGCAAACTGACTACGAATAGTGATAGCTTGATAGTGTGGTGCTAATCCATCGTTTGCCATCATTACGCTTGTGGAATTTGTCCCTTGATATGTTGGTGGTAAAGCCGCATGTACTTTTATTTCTTTCACGCTGTTAAATGTATTTGTGAAAGCATTACCTAAACCTGTAGCAACTCCTATGCCGCCTAGCGCTCCACCTGTAAGAGCAGAACCAAAACCTAATGCTAAGCCATTAGCAAGGTTACTTGTGGTATTTATAGTTGTTCCGATAACACCACCATTTTGAGCCAACCATGCTTTGTACGTATCTATAACGTATGAGCATTGCGGAAATCCAGTTACGCATAGCTTGTTAGTATCACCGCCATACCCTGAGTAATTTTTTGGTTGTGCATATATAGACGGATTAGGTGTGATGTCCCACGTTAACTCAAATTTAGGATTACTTGGGTCTTTGAAAAATTCATACGAATACTCGGCATAGCTTCCAGCACCGTCCCACGCAATCATTTTTACATATGGGTCTGTGTACAATTTGTTGTTTACTGGGGTGTATCCGTCTATAGTAGATGGTCTTCTAGGTGCGTTGTCCTCAATTGGCGCATCATAAGCCATGGCTCTCCAAGCCATAAATAAGCTTACCACCGCATCTGATTTTGTGCCGTCTGTCAACTTTTTAAGATAAGCGTTTAAGTCTGCCGCGCCGCCGTCTGTAGCATCATAAAATAAATAGCTACATCCTTGGTAAACACCGTGAAGCATACCGCCCTCTACTGTAGAACCATCTGCATTAACCGTAGTTGCACACACGATACATTTGTTAGCGGCTATTGAGGATGTCATTGGTAATTGATATACATACTCTCCACGTTCCACATTGTCTGGTACAAGGTTTGCACCTATCGAATCATCATTTACATGCTCACGTTCTACGAAGCATTGTTTTATAGTTATGTCAAAGTACCAAGTTTGCCACACATCCAACTCAAATGTTATCCTGCTCATGTTGACATTCACAAATTCGATACCAACAATGAAAGCATAGAACCACTTGTTATTGAAGTTCTTATTTTGAAACATGATATAGTTACAATCATACAGGTTGTCGGCAACCACATCCACGGCTATAGTATTTGGTTGCATACGAACTGGTGTCATATTTGGTTTGTTGTACTTAGCCTTTGCCGCAAAGTAATTGTACTGTGCTGTGGCAGAACCAAACGTTAACGTGTCTGTGTAACTATTATCTAATGGTACACCGCTCAAAATGCGTACATTAGTGAGCGGTGATATAGTCGTTACAAAATTCATTAAGCTGCAACAGTGATAGTAGCCGTGTCTGTTTTGGATGGGGCAAGTACTGACTTAGCAGTAACAGTCAAAGTAGTGTTTGCTTCTGTGCCTGCAATCGTCAATAGCCCGCTTGGGGTGATTGTACTTGTTACAGTTTCAGCTCCAGATAATTCCCAAGTTACCGTCTTGTCCGCAAACCCTGTGCCAACAACTGCCGCTGATAACTGCAAGGTTGCGCCTTTGCTGAGTGTTGCTGTAGCTGGGGATACTGTTACACTTGTAATACCGCTTGTCTGGTCTGTGTACATCATTGCGTTAGCAAATGGTGATACACTGAAAATCTTCCAAACGTGGTAAATGTTCTGCCAGTACATACCCTCTGGATTGTAGATTTCTTTGTATGTCATAAGGACATCGAAAATCATGAACCAGTCTTTGTCAAATGTAACAGCTGGAACACTTGCCAGTAACTGTAACTGGTCCTCAGTAAAACGAACATACTCAGGGTCGTTACCCAGCAACTTTTCCAAACGGTCAAGGTCAAACACATCGAATCCGTCAATCATGACATGCCGTGCTTCAATTTCAGCCTTGTCCATATTGAATGCAGAAGCCAGAACATTGAAGTTGTTTAAAGCTCCGAATTTAGCGGATGTCATAAGAATCAAGTCTTCTGGTCTACTGAATGTTGTTACCTTTGCAATGTTGTATTTGTTGCTCGGGAAACGGAACATGTAGGATGCTTCAGCCATCGTAGTGGCAACCTCTTTTACCGTGTCAGCTGTCACAGCTGGAATCTGAGTTACACCGATGTAACCATCCAGAATCATTTTAGCAATCAAATACTTTGTAGTCAAGAACTCATCATACTCCGCCCCGCTGTACAGTGATTCATATAACCCTCCGATAAGGTCATATACTCCCTCAGGGGATAAGAACGCCTGTCGTAAGTTCTCCTCGCTGATTGATTTCTTGTAAAACTTCTCGTAGTTCAATGTATGGAATGCTGTATAAACATCGCCTGTTTCCAACTTAAATACATTTGTCTGAGCTTCCACGATATTATAATCGTGCGGTTCAGCCATGGCAACAAAGATTTCTTCAACTTTCTCGCCAAATGTCATAAGCCCACGCTTCAACATTTTCAAGCTTGAGCGATATGCTTTTGAAGTAAGCAACACCATTCCAATACGATTTGCTAAGCTGGAATATAGCTGGTTTGGGTAAGCTGGGTTGTTCATCACGATTTCCCCGATTGCCGCCAGATTCGTTCCATCGCTTAACGCTTTAGGCACATCTTGTGCATATGCTCCGCCAATGTCAGCTCTTGCCGCATTCAGAATCTGTGCGGTGTTTGCTTCCAAGTTTTTTACTGTAGGTATTTTTGGCATTTTAATCACTCTCCTTCTTTAAACAGGTCATTGTATGTGACCTCGTTAATTCCCTCTCCGCCATCGTCGCGACCTCTTTCTAAGTCATTCCGCATGTCTTCCAGGTTTTCTTCCTTGATACGACCCATAAAACGGTCAATGTATCTCTGCTTCAATTCACGATACTTCGCTTCCCAGTCAATGACATTTTCTTTCGGGGTGTCCACCACATCACTGTCCTGTGGGTCTTGCACGATATCTTTAGAACCATCTTCGTTGTCTTCGCGTGTTGCTTCTCTTGCAACCCACTCATACTCCCGATTTTCCCCGTCATATGTTTCCCCGTATCTAGCGAGCATTCCCTCGCGCTCGTCCAGTTCATCTTTTAAACGCCTAAAGTCTTCTTCCATATCAGGAGTCAACTCTCCGCTATTCATGAGCCGTGTAAGCAATTCCTCATATGCTAATCTTGTTCTCATTATCTTATTCTCCTTTTCAAATAATATATCCAAGGCATTTTATTTCCCTTAACGAAAGGTGGTTTACTTCCACATGGGATATAGATAAAACCCTGAAATGTTAGCCCTGCCATACTGTAATCAGACGGTAGGTTGTAGGTGATGAAATATTCTGCCCCATAGTTACTGTTGCTTGTTACGATACTGCCGTCGCTGTTGATAACCTCAACGACTCCGACATGTCCTGTGCCAACTAAACCGCCGCTATAACAAATGATTGCCCCTAACTTTGCTGTCTTACCCCTCGAGTATCCGTCTTGCGTGTAACCATACCACTGGTCAGCATTACCAAGGGATAATGTTGGGCGTTTATTCATGATTTCGTACGCACGCCCCCAAGCATAACATGTGCAGTTCGGCAATCCATAGCCCGCTAGGTAAAACGGATTTTCCGAATACCAGTATGGGTTATTGGGCATTCCGCTGTCTGTCAACCTTGGAGTGAATGTGCATCCGCCACCGATGTAATCATACCAAGTTAGAGCATCAGCCATTCGTTTTTCATAATGGTTTGTGGATGGGTCATAGCTAGGTCGCTCATATCCAACCATGAACAGAACGGCTAGCTTGTCCGCAGTCCAGCCCATAGAATTAGACAAAAACTGATTGCCTGTGATACCTATCATGTCGCTGGTAGCTCCGCTATTGTAATATGGTTGTATGAATGCTTCGGTCGTGTACCACTCCGCCACACCACTTACATTTCGTATTTCCTGTGGAATAACCTTAAGTTGCACATCACCACTGGTATAAGGTGAAAGCCCGAGGGTGGCACAGTGTTCTTGAAGAACGCTTTTTGGTGTCCACTGCACAAGACCGTATCCACCACCGCCCCCTTCTTCCTCTCGACCAGGGTTCACACTACTTTCATTTTGCATGTTGCCAAGTATGGCTGCAATCGTTGCATTATCAAAACCCATGTCTTGATAAGTGGATATAACGATATCAGCATTGTTTTCCATTTCCTGCTGATTCAGCCCGCCCGCTCGTGATATCCAAGGCATATTACTTTTTGAGGTTTGACTTTGCAAAGGCTTCTGTGCCACCTGTTGGGTAAGACACAACAATCCTATCGCCGCTAATCTCAATAACATCCAGTTTCATACCTTTTACATCCGCAATGAGCTTTACACCATCATAGTTGACTGCTTCTTTGGGGGATACCTTGTCACCGACCTTGATTTCTGTAGTAGGCTTCTGGCTGTTCCCTTTGTGCAAGCCCTTGAGCAAGGTTGGATAATCGTAATATGCGACATCCAAGTCCAGAGGGTCACCTCTGTACTGCCACATGCCGCAAGGGATTGACGGTTCAGAAACACCCCATTCTGCCAACCATAAGTCAACCGACTTCAATCGTGCTTCGTTCACAGCTTTTAACTGGTTGTAAAAAGACCTGTTACAATATAGGAGCAAATAAGTTTTGCACTCCTGCTCGACCACTTCTTTCCAAGCCTTTAATACTTCCATTTCGCTAGCGTACGTGATGCCATTGTTCTTTTTCCAATTTGCGCCATCGTCCCACTCCAAATCCAGAGCAATAGGATATGTGTTCCCATATCGGGAAATTAGGTTCATACACTTGTGGGCTTCGTCTTTTGCTTCTTTGTAGTTACGTGCGTAGCTAAAGTGATAAAAGCCGTATGGTTTACCATGCTTTTTGCACAACTTTACATTGTCTTCAAGTTTTTTGTCAATAGCAAAGTGCCCCCAAGAAGAACGAACCATTACAAAGTCCGCCCCTTTGATTGCCGTTTCGGCGTTGCCGTTGTGTTCTGAAATATCAATTCCTTTTTTACTCATAGTCATTCACCTTTCTTCATAGTTTCTTTCAGCGCTATCAACGCTTGTGTGTTGTTGTTAATCGCTTCTGTAACTTCAAGCATCTCCTTCGTATGCTGTTCGTTCAGTGTCTTAACATCCTCACGGTTCTTGTCTGTCTGGTACTTGACATACCACGCCATAGCACCACACATCACAATAGGGAATCCAACTGTCGTTATTGCTTGTAACCACGCATCCATGCAAACCACCACCTTTCAAACATACTATATCACATTACAAATACATTTTCAAGACATTCAGGAAAATTTCTTTACATTTGTAATTTTCAAAGTATAGACAGCTGTTTTGGTAGTACTTGACAGCCACATCCACCATTGAACCGTGTTTGCTTTTGACCAGCATTGTATTCTCATTATGCCCGTCCACGGTAAGGGCGTAAATCAATTTGCATTGAGGGTCAACATCCTCTGATATCCACATCTTACCAAGCTTATAGGATATCCATGCGCCCATAGTTTGTTCGTCATAAATGAATGTAAAGAATGGTACGCACTGTTCTTTCTTCCCAATAAAACCGGCTTTCTCCGCCTGAAACTTGTTGTGCAATGAGAATGACCCATAAACTGTGCCGCTTATCAGGTTTCCAACAGCGGTCTGCTCACGGTATTTAATAAAATCTTCATCTGCCGCTAGATAAATCATTGCTCTACCGTCCTTGGATTTGCTCACGTTTTTACCATATGGTTTTTCGACTCCATAATATAATGCATATGGGTTGTATATCGTTGTGGCATTACCAAGCAGGTATACCTCTACTTTTTCACGGTTACGAAAAACGGTATCTATCAGGCCGCTTAACAGCATAGGTTCCTGTTTTAGGTAACGCTCAGTCTGCCCCTCCTCAATTAAAAATTCGTCAAACATAATAGCATCAACATCAGGAAAGGAAGCCCGCTTAAAATCCTTGGCTAATGACAAAGGGATAAAGTAACACATTTGTTCATCCCCATAGTAAGCACCCTTTGATTCGCACTTTATGTCTTCATCAAAAAGCATAGCGTCATTGATATCCTCAAATATATTCGTCGTGCCAAGTATGCGTTTCATCTGGCTGTCCGTTCTAAAAACATACACAAACTTACGTTGGCGTTTCACAAATCTATTTATCAGATGCTTCTTGACACCAAAGGTCTTTCCGCAACCTCGTACACCCAGCACCATCATAATAGGCACGTTATGTGACAGCACACTATTTATATCCAGCCATTTTGGTTCAGCCATTTAATCACCCCTTTTGTAAAAGAAAAAGCAAAGCTAATACAGTTTGTCATAGCATTACCAGTGCAACAGTATCGGGCAGGAGTTACCCTGTGGTATCCCAACCTGTATGACAATTCAACCATAATAACCTTGCTACTATATTGTAGCACACTATGGTTGAATTGTAAATACCTTTTTAACAAGTGTGATGCCATTCTTTGTCATAACAGGCATTAACTTCCCATCAAACCAGTTAGACGGCCTAAAGTTATCATACGTTACATATTTATAACATTGTTTAGGCATACCTGCACAGGTTATATTAAGGATACGTGTATCCCCATCCACCTCATAAAACTGCCATGGCTCTGCTTTTTCGGATTTAATCATGGATTCCATTGTTTCACGTGAAACACTTTCTTCCTCGATATATGTTTTTGCCCGAATAAAATATCCTCTTACCCAGACCTTTTCCAAATCCCACCAACCAAGCTTTGTGGAATCAATGTCAAGGTTAGTTGGCAACTCTGTTCCAGCAAGGTGCAAGCTGTCAGTATCCATATAAATAAACCTGTCATAATTTTTCTGAGCGGAACGCAACGCTTTATCTCTCCCATAACTGGTAATAAAAGACACCACTGGTACATAAATACTATCACGCTGTTCCACTTCGCCAAGCTTAAACTTAAGCTTGTCCTCATAGTAAGGTATCTTTTCCTGCACTTCTGGACGCAAGCCAAATTTACCAGACAGGCTATTCATCATATCTTTTGCTATCTGTCGTAACCCTTTGTTTCCGTCTTTAGTAGCCTGTGCCTTTATTGCGTACCACTTGTCTATATAGTCTTTAAACATCATGGTTGATTTCATAAACTTATACCCCTCAACCCATTCTATATTGTAAACGTTATAGTGGTCAAGAAATAACTGCAAGTCCACACTAGTTAGGGTAAGCTCTACAATGTTTCCGTCAGAGCTTTCCAAAAAATCTGTACCTCTAAAGATGCCTGAATGCTTAAGTTGGATAGTTGGGATGTACCCCTCTTTAAGCTCAAAGCTACAAGTCAATTTCTGGATATATAAAGGATAGCACTTGTCTTTGCGGTACTTGCCATTATAGTGCACAGGTTCCCCAAAAGGCAGTGGCATTTCATACATAGCCCATGGGTACATACTATTTACATCCAACGTTATACCGTCCGCAATCTCTTGATTAGCAAAAATCTTATGAACTTGTGTGGCCCCACCCTTGTATGACTTTCTGCAAAAAGCGTCAATTTCAGGCGCCAACACAGGAAACCAGCGTTTAAAATTCTTCTTCCCGATAATCTCCTTATAGTCATATAACGCATTACTACCTTGGGTTATCTTAGTCAACCCCTCGGTAAAAAGAATGTGCAAAGCCTGAGACATGATGGCAACATCAACATGCTGGTATTCCCACTCCTCGTCAGTCGGGATATAACCCTCTGGTCTTGGCTTGTCATAGTCTATTTCCAGCTTACGCATTTCCAAACCGTAAGCTTTTGCAATTTGCTCTACGCTAAGGCGTATCAATTTAAGACTATCATAAAACGTTGTGGTTGTCTCTCCAAAACAAACGGTGACGGAATAAAACTGCCCCATATTCGAGATAAGCGTGGAAAACTCATGCTTCTTCAAAGACCTCTTATTTGACCAAGTGTAACCATGTGTCAATAAATATGACAATATATAACTACTGTCAAACTTAAGATTGTGGAAGTAAATAATTCTGTCTTCCCACGAACAGTATTCGATAAAGCTTTCAATGTCTATCCCCCTGCAAAAATTATCGGGGTCACCAACTACACAACTTTCCCATGACCAGACATGAGCAGTTTCTGGGTCTGTGGTGGTCTCAAAATCGGCGGTGTACCGTGTCACGAGTACCTCTGAGCGTTCTTACTCCACCAATCTTCCCACTGTTCCATTATCATCTCGTACCGTTCGCCCACTTCATTCGGGTTGTACAACGCTGTAATCGTCAAAAAGTAATTTTCAAATCTCGCTTGAGACACAGCTTTTGCTGGCAATCTCTTAACAAAATCAAACAGTGGGTCTCCCTCTCCAATCCCTAATTGTTTACGCATGGCACCCAAATACTGCCAATAATAGTTTTCATCGATAACCTCTGGGTGTTGGACCCGCCTAAGCTGTTTTTCCATGGACACCACAAACCTATCAAAATTTCCTTGTTCCATTTCCTTGAAATTAAAAGGGCGGATAAAGAAATTAGTTTCAGCAATCTCACGTTGTGTCGTGTTCTCCCCCGAAACCCTATCGAAATAATTCTTGATTCTCCTGTTGGTAACATCCGTTAAGATACGCGCTTCCCTTATCTCGTACTTGGTTCGAACCTCACCTGTGCCAGAGTTTTCTAACTCAAATGCGCCTTTCTTGTGTACCCTTTTCAGGCTGTTGACGATTCGGTTATAGTCTGCCCGAGTGTCTATTTTCGCCCGCACTTCCTCGTACGTTAGCTTTTTAGGTGCAAACATAGCCAGCTCAGGTTTCTTGTTCAATTCTCTCGTAATTCTTCCGTTATATGATGCAATAACTTTTTGCAAATTACGCCTATCAGCATACTTCCACTTTATAGCCATCAAATCACCCCTTTAAATAAAGGGGCATAAGCCCCTTATGATTATTTAGATAGACCAATATGATAGTAACGCTTGGTACCTTTATCCTCCTGCTTGATTACTACCTTAATCGGTTTCTCTTTTGTAGGATATCCAACAAAACTAAAGAGTTTCTGTAAGTCGCCGAAAATGCAAACACTTCCGGTTGCATAGCTTTCACCTTTGTCATTAAACAGGATGCAACGCGGGAACACTTTTTCCTCACCTGTCTTGTCGTCATATGTTTTTGCGGTGTCACAATATACTGCTGTTAAATTAAAAGGTACGTTAATTACCTCACTGAGCTTTTTGTCTGGCTGGGTGATGGCGGAAAAGAATTTAATTTTATCGTCTTCCGTTTCCATAACATAGTTCGTCCACATCGACCCCTCTACACTCTGTGCATTTGCTAACTGCATTGCGAATGTTTCTTCAGGCAGTTCCATGACTGCTGACATGTTCTGTTTTTCCATTTTTGATTTTCTCCTTTATAATGCGATGTTATTCTACGATTGTTGCATGAGCAATAAACTCGCTTATCGGGCACTTCATCAGCACCTCAGTTGTCTTACTGTCAATAATGATAACATTATCACTAGTAATTTTGTTGCGGACAAGGTAGCGGCGTGCGGCGTGGCTGTCTAGCGCTAAACCCTCAACGGTGTGCGCACGCTGTACCATCTGGCCGTCCTCTCCCATCTGCATAAATACAATGTTCGTGTACGGCACTTTTCTTGTAATAAACTTCGTCATATTTTCACCTCCTTTGCTTTCGCACCTTTATAGTACCAAAAAATTATGGAATAAATATGTTAATTCTGTGTGAGAATATGTGATACACCGAATTATGTGATTTTACGAAAATGAAAATATACTGTTTACAAAATGCTGGTTTATGTGCTATAATATAAGTGTAATAAAGGTAACCCCTTAAAGGAGATAAGAAAATGATGTTGATTACACTATTAAGAGAAGAATTAGAAACAGAAAGAAAATTGATTATCTACTGGAACGACACAGTCATTGCCAGAGGTAAAGCAAAAGAACTCTACAACCATATGAATGGTGGCTTATGGTGCCAAAGTGTCACAAAATATGAAAAGCTAGTAATCGTTGAAATAGATGTGGAGGAAAGAAAATAATGAAAACTGTAGGAAACATATTAAGCGAATTACCAAATAAGCCAGAAAAATACGTAGTTATTATGTATCGTGGTAATGAAATTATGTCTGGATTTGGGGATATAGTTATATGGGCAACGACAAGGTTTATTAGAGAATGCAATGCTACTATGAAAAAAGGAATAGAAACTGGTAGAACATATATTATCATAATTGAAGAAGGAGAAATATAATGGAAACGGTAGAAACTATCCTAAATAAGCTAATCGAAAACGGAAGTTATGAAATGGTTGGAATAGAATATCATGACCACATTATATACTTTGGCAGTTTAGAAAGCTTGAGAAAAACATTGGGTTATTATTTATTGGCATGTAAAGCTACTTCAACAGATATAATAAAAAATGACCCAACGAATTTATGCGTTATAGATATTAAGGAGGGTGAACTTGATAAATGAAATACTATATAAACGGTATGCAAGTGCCACATAAACAATTCTTTGAGTTCTTAACAGATGATGTATACTACGATTGGACAAACAACGCTAACTCAGATTTTTGCTTTGAAGATTATTACGGTTACGTGAAAGAAAAATACGCAAGGGTATCACATATTGCGTAAAGAATACCTATGCAAGCGAAAGAGAGGTAAGAAGATGAAAGTAATAAAATACATCGCGTGGTTTCTTCTGGAAACCGCCGCTATCATCCTATTTCTGGCTTGGTGGTGGTAATAATGAATTTATATCAGGAATTAGCTATTATGCATGGAGGGATAACAATATGAAAGAATTATTAAACAAAAAAGCAAAAATGCTTGTACTGATGCTTGCGTATATAGACCGTGACAATCCTATGTATCATAATATACTGATTAGAATAGATGAAATCAATAGAATATTGAAAGAAATTGAAGATAACGAAAATAACGACGAAGAATTTGAACGGAAACGGGACAAAAGTATCCTAGAAAATATGATGGATTTCCTAAATGACAGAAAAGTTAACTTTAATAGCACTATAAATCTCAATGAGCATAATGAAGATTGGGTTAATGAATATAAAGACTATATAGTCGGTAAAATGAATATGTGTGATGAAGCTATAAGCCAACTTGAAAGGTTAATGAAATGATTGAGTTAATATGTTTCACAAGCGTGTGTACTACCGCTATCTTAGCAATTATTATGATTACGTTAATCAACATTTTAGAAAGAAGATGATAATATGAAAAGAATAGATATAGAAAGAAAGGCTATTTCAATTATAAATGATATAGATAAAAAGCACTCACTTTTATGCAATTATTCATTAGGAGAATTATCTATAATATTTCACACACGAAGTAGAAAGATGCCAGAGGTTTGCGTTGCAACCGAGTATTACCTCGATGATTTCCAGATAACACAAAAGGATGCAATTATATGGGATATTAACAAAAACCATAGAAATAGCTTGCTTAATTATCTTAACCTTAACTAACAATATCAACATCATATCACCTAGTATTTAATACTAGATGTAATGTTAACACTGTTAACTTAACACCCTAAATTTATCTTAAAATTTTGAGCTGTAGAGAAAGTTAAATAACGCTCTCCTCTGGTGCGGTATTTTGTCGCTGTGCCTAGAGGGGAGTTTTTTCCTGTGCTGTATCCCCTCTATACCCC